ATTAACCTGCGTGCCATCAGGAGATATCTCCTGTGAGGTACCTGTACGGTGACTCGTAAACAACCTCTCGTTGTCTAGTGTGTCGTCTATCTCCATGATATGACCTGACTCACTCTCAAACACATGATTATATGGATAAACGGCGGCATATGGTATTGTCGGTTGTGACCATACATCCGAATCACTTGCCGTTATCTCTGTGCTGATATGTTCTTCTACTGGTACTAAGTCAAAGTCGGCTGTAGGGACGCCAGTCTTCCTCGTTAATTTTCGTAATTCTAAACCTAAATGTGGTTGTGCCGTATCATTAACCGCCAGTCTATTAGTATCAACCTCATCCTTATACTTCGGATAAACACCGTTAGGGTCATAGAAACCTTTAGAGGTGTCTGCCAACTCGGACGGTTTACCAGGTAAACTACCCATTATCATTGGCTCCTGCATATTCACCCCATCTCTGAAGTAACCAAACACCCATGTCCCCTCTACAATAAAACCAGGACTAGAACCTAAACCACTAATACCACTAGAGGTAATCGGATGAATCAACTGCGACCACGGTAAGTCACTCGTAGGCAGGTCATCTTTATTATCCGTATGAATACCTACACAGCGTACTCGTAGTCTGCCTAGTTTCTGAGGGTCTTGACGGTCTTCGACTACGCCGTTAAACCATATAAACCCGTTTCTTCCTAAAAAATTGTTGTCTAGCATGTTATTTTTTTCCGATATATGCCTGCCTTTAAAGCACCAAGCATACGCATTTAATTACCATTTCTTTTATTCTTACGCATACTACTTATATACCCTCGTACCATACGGTATCCCTTACCAGGTAAGGCACAAAATCTGCGTAAACCTCGTTTAAGTACACTCGGAGACCTACTGCCTCCACCATAAGCAATCATACTGGCAACCTCTGACCTACTCAAAAATGAATACTTTTTTAGTTCTTTTCTATGTAATTTATGAGAATAAGGTCTGTTTTGCCTCTCTACCCATATTAGTATTTGTCCTAACATATCTCCCTCTACACATCCTGTGGCGGTTGTACACACTATTGCTTGTTTCTTTTCTCTCATTCTACTCATTACTATGCCGGTCACCTATTTCAGCGCCGGAATCTCTTAACCTCTATGTATAATCAACTGGATTGACTGTTATATTACCCAGCATTCTTTCATCTTCTTTGTATATATCATATGCTTGTGGTGTTTCCTTATTACTTTGATATGGTGTTGTTTCATGTAGGTAACCACCTTTTACGGAATCTTTACTGCATTTCAATGACATTTGGTATTTACCTGTGTCTGCTGATATAGTATGTTTAATTGATGTAATTAGATATCTGCCTGATATTAACGGACTTGACTGTTGTTTTTCTCCGTCGCCAACTGGTCTCATTAACGGTAATTCGAAGGATATCATGTCTCCTGCGCCTAGGAGGCTGTTTCCATGCACTTGTAGGCTTAATATGTTGTTATATAATGACTGTCTTTGTGATGTCCTGATTGGTAATGTATCTTTTGCTGGTGTAAACTCGTAATCATTATGCACCTTACTTGTTTCAGTCACCACCATTGTCTTACTTTCCGCAAATTGTGATACATCTTTGTTTGTATCATCAAATGGTACATATGGCAAGAGTTGTTTTGTGTATGTTCTATTACCTTGTTCATTATCAGCATGAAAATAGTCACCAAATGTTTTGTAATAATCAAATGTATGTGTTTTGACCGTCTTATTAAATGCGTCATGTACGGTCAGTTTATTGGCGTACATACCACGGTCCATATTTTCTAATGTATTAACAGGTTTGCCTAGATGATATTTAATTACACTATGCATTTCTTTTTGTACATCTATACCGGCGTTTGATATCTGGTAAAAGTAATCAAACTTATGTGGTCTACCTACGGTGCCGTTCATGGCATACATTGACTCTAAACTTCTAAAGAAATACCCTGCCGGTGTTTCATAGAACACATAACCTGCATTATTATATTTTTGTGATACAGATTGTGTAGATAGAAATTTGATTGCGTCAAATGGTCGTAAACTTGGTATTACATACTTGGCATTTGTCTTTGTCGGTTCATATGTCAATGACCTTGTACTGTTTAAATATCTTTTATTTCTTAATATGTCCTCTATTGCATACTCTACCGGTCCTGTGTATGCACGACTAACCTTTGTTAAGAAATTATAGTAATACTCTTTTGATGTGAAATAGATATCATAACCTTGTGACCTTTGGTTACCAGGATCCTGATTGACTTGTTCTATCTTGTAAATATGAAACTGTTTACCTGTACTCTCGGTAAAATTAACACCTTGCATACCTGGTGTTTCAAACTTTAGATTTAGTTTATCAAATCCGGTGATTGGTAATACTGTTCTAATATCTTGTGAATCATATACTTGCAACTTACCAATCATACATGATTCGAAAATGTTTTCTGTGAGTTCTATTGAACCTGTGATAAGTCTGATATCAACCGTTCTAGGTTTATTATTCTCTGCTAGTCTATATGATACGATTTCACAGGTTTCTAGGTTATAGTCACCTGCTTTTTCTAATAGTTCTTTTCTTGCCATATCATTATCTAACCACTAAATTATTAAATTCATCTTCAAACACATTTAGATAGGTTGGTGCCAATATATGTATTTGTCTTTTTTTATCTTGTATTCTTCTTTCGTATTGTATATTGGTAACTGCCTCTGCGCCTGCGTCTGTTTCATTACATTCTACCTTATGAGAATAATCAGCAGGACCATCTCCTGTCTGTCTACCACTTGATTGTGTTATCTCATAGTGATGTACTGCGTCTGGTTGTGTGTATTTGTCTTTTACATACTCTTGAAATACATACTCATCTAACGGCCAATCATAATATCTATTGACAATATTATTCATCAAACATACAACCCAAAAATAGTTTGTGTCACCATATACTTTAAATGCTACTGTTTCAGGTGTTTCACCCTCAGCAACATCATACTTGTCATATAATGATATATTGTCTTTGATTTTACTTCTTACTTTGATTCTACGAAATATATCAGGCACAAGTTTATAGTTGCCATCATTATTTAAATCGTATAATAGTTTAGGAAATTTACTAAAGTACATGTTATGCTCCGAAACTCAAAGGTGCACCACTAACAGTAGGACCTTGAGCGCCTGATGGAAATATTTTTTCTTTTGTGATAAATTCTAGTTCAGTAAAGTTTAATGTAAGTTGTGTGGTTGTAGGTTGACCATCATCAAATGTACTAAACTGTGCCTCAGGTCCATATCTTACATCTACATCTGTACATACACATCTTGAAATCTTATGTAAATTAGGATTAGGTCTATCTTTAAACATGTAATGTATTTCAAACTCTGACGGCGCAATAAAGAAACGACCTGCCGTTTTTGCTTCTTCCATAGCAGGACTAGAATGATATTTAAATAATTTTACAATTTTTTGTACATCATGTGCCTCACTTGCATTTTTAGGATAAAAGTCAAATGTGTATGAGAAACTTCTAAAACCTGGTCCATTATAATATTGTTCGTTTCTAGGGTTTACTGCAAGACCTATATCTTTTGTTGATAATCTAAACAAGTCGCCACCACCCAACATATCAAGACCACCACTTGCTATTTGTTTAAAATATACACCAGACGCACCTACAAAACCTTTTAGAAATGCGTCAAAAGCTTTTGTTCGTGTTTCTGCGTCTTTCATATTACCACCGGTTCTAAAAATATCACCTGATAGTTCAGCTGCCTCTACTTCATAACCATTTTTATATTGTACATTAATACCAGCTGGCATGTATAATGCAACTGCACTTGTAACTTTTTGATTTGCTGGTACTTTCGTTGTAGATGACTGATTTGTTAGTTGTGCTTGTGGTGTAGTATTTTTTCTAAGATTATCTATATTACCTTTTGTAACTTGTCTAACACTTGATGTTTGTTCATTTGGATTATTTCCTTCACTTGTATTTACATATTTTGTACTAGATGTATGACTAGCTGACCAACCCATATCTTTTGCTAAGTCGAAATCTCTACCAAGATGACCATAATTATTTGTTAATGAATAGAATATGATATAGTGACCTAGTTCTTCATTACCCAACTCTTGTGGATATCTGATAGCACTAAAACCTAAAGGGTCACCTTTTAAATTTTTCTCTACGGGGTCTTTGATAGAATCTGCTAAAGGTGATGGCGAGTGTATAATTTCATCAGCGGCTGCAGCTGGTTGCTGACTTCCGCCCATAAAACCACTTGCGATACCATTTACAAATCCGCTTACTTGATTGAATATTGACATGTATAAATAATCCTTAGTTAGTAATATTTATATAGGTAATAAGAGTGATATGAGAAAGAGTTATAAAGGTTTATATAGACCCACCAATCCAAAGAAATATGTCGG